GGTGTGATCTTGCGTATTTGCTGACAGGCCACGATGAAGTCGTAGACCAATTTGGTTTTCTTTTCCATGCGAACCTTTATGCGAACATATTTACGAACGCAATATAGCACGTTTAAACAGGATTAAGAACGATCAAGAAGCCCGAAGGGTTGCAGGGACTGGAGTCGAACCAGCGATCTTCTGGGTATGAACCAGACGGGATACCACTTCCCCACCCTGCTATAGATTGTTGGTGGCAGGTGCTGATCCCCTGCTTTGCGCCTTAACGAATAGGTCTGTTATTGCGCTTAGACGACCTGACTTTGCGTATCAGCCTACGCATTCACCAACACGGCTGGTGACTATCATCAATAGTACCTAGTGACAATCCCCATGCGAATTGGAGCTAGAGCAGGGAGTTCCAGACCGAAGGAGCAACCAACAACCCAAAGTATCACAACAACAGGGAGTGGTCTGGTTACTATGCTCTAGCGAACGAAATATACATCAATTGGCTTGCCTGTGTACACCGGACTTGCAAAAGAAAAAGCGGCAATAAGTAGTTCGTGCTGTTTAAACAATGCGAACGCTACTGCCATTTTCAAAATATATAGGGGGGCGGGGTTTGTAATGGGAAAGTTATGGGGGTGTGTTTTGTGGGATTGGATGTGTGGATTTGAGTGTAGAGTCAGCCTAGTCAACGCCGCCAACAAAAGGGGGGTCGGGGTAGGTGGGGTCACACCTAACGCACACGCCTCCAGCCGCCTAGCGCACGAGTGGAGAGCCAGCGTTTACACGCACTGCACACACCACGCTACGCCACACATACGCCTCATGCATACGCACATACGCCACACATACACGCCCTGCACATAGCGCTACACACCCTCTCTGACCCGTTCTCTCCCCTCAGTGCTTGGCTGATGGCAGTGTGACGTTGAGCATCGATGCCATCTTCGCCTTGAGTTCACTCTTGAGCTTCTCTACATCTAGATCGTTCTCATCTTTGTCACCAGTGTCATTGAACATACCAATGGACTTGCCCATCATCTCCAATGCTCTGAGCTTGTCACTCACTCGCTCTGTGTTCTTGGCGTGTTCGAATAGCTCTTGCATGATGAATCGCCTTGTGGCTAGTTCATCGTTGATCACCATCTCTCGTTTGGCTTGGAAGACAGGTTCAAGTAGTAGAGTAATCCTGCTGTCATTCAACAGACGGTTCGCATTTGCCATCACTGTTGCGTTTGTACTGTTCGCACAGTCATACACCTTCCGATACGCCTCTGCTGGACTGAGTCCATCTGCAATTGCAGAGGCGAACAATTTCATCTTGGTAGTGGTCTTCTTACTCTCAACGATTTCATCTTCCATTGGTTTATGACCGAATGGCTTTCCATCTCTTCTCTGTGTTACCTCTACTTGGTGAACGGCTGACCGTATCGCTTCGCTGTACTCTCCCTCGCCATCAATGATTGCATCTGCGAACGGTGCAGTGCTTACACCAACATCGTTCTCATTCGTTTTGATTTGTGCCATGTTGTGATCCCTTTCACTCGGTTTAAACACTCTGCATTTACATCAACACATTCTCTCAGCGGCACACACACAACGCAACTCGTTCGCATATTGCACTTCGATGCACTTGGTCACACTTCAATGCACTTCGCCACACACAACGACAGGGCGACAACTGCAAAGCAGTGAACACCAGCAAGCCAACAGCAAGACCGTTTAAACATTGGCTCACTGCAAGCTCATGCTCTGCACCCTTGTCGCCTCTTGCCATCTACTGCACTCAGCACCTACCAAGCACGAGTCCATTCGGCTTCGCCTTGTCTCTCGACCCAATCGTTCGCATTGAAAACTCAAGTACTCAAATCACCAATGAAAACAAAGGTTTACAGTGACCGTTTCCAGCTGACTCCCAAACTCGTAACTCGTTGATTCATAAGGCTTTTACAACTTACAGCAAACTTACAAAAATACCTGTTGCAGAGGTGTGTAAACGTGCTAGCATTCGTTTCGTTGTGGTGCTTGCATCACACAACAAAGACGGCTTCGATGAGTGACTCGCAAACACTCTAGCCCGAGCAGGAAAGCCCGAGAGGTACAAGCTTTCGACAGATCACCCACTTACACATTCGGGGATCGACAGAAAGAAACAGCCCTCTTGACTACGACAGTCACCTACGTTGACCGTTCGCACCATGCCTACCACTTACCCATCAGGGGGCAAACAGCGAACGATCTGACCGCTCTGAGAGGAGTGGACGCAAGGCACTGTCCCCATGCACCGTCCTCGTGAATAAGGGCGGCAAGTGGATTCCACTTCAAGCACATTGTTTCAGTGTGCTTGTGGATGCAATCCGCATCAATCATCAGGAGGCTATCCATGACACCATCACAAGTCTTAAAACACAACAAGTACGAACTCATTGCCGCACAGAAGTCGTTCGCAAAGCACCCTAGTGCAACCAACTGGAGAAAGGTTTTGTTCCACATGGAGTGCTATCAAATGCTCTTCAACAAATCTCTGCAAAGGAAAGAGGCTCACGCATGAAATTCACTCTGATCGTTATTCAATACAAGGATTGGGAGGAGGTAAGAAATTTTGAAACAGAAGAAGAGGCACAAGCGTTTGTCGATTCTTACCCTCGTTTTGGCGGTGACCTGTCTCGGGTCATCAGGAATGGCAACTGGCAAATCATCAGCGAGGCTCACGCATGAAACAGGATTTAGAGCGAATCACAGAGGCGCTTGAAGAGGCGTACAAGGCTCTTCAGCAGGGCGACAAAGACATTGCGTTGGCTTGCATTGCCTACGCACAGACCATCATCAACGGCACAAACAGGGAGGTTTAAACATGGAGATCAAAGTTTTTTTCGAGGTGCATAACGGCTACACCGAACAAGTTGCAGTGTTCGCATCTGAGGCGGTGTATGCCGCTTGCCTCCCTGCGCTTGAGGCGTTAGCCAATGAGCTGGGCTTTGACTCAGTGACAGAGTCGGTGACCTACGAACAGCAGAGCCTGTCTCATGCCTATGCAGAGCGGGGTCTTGAGGATCGCACCAAGCCCATTCGACAACTGCCTGAGTTTCACGGCTGGAGTGACGCTCAAATCGCCAGCTACTTTGAATCGCTTTAAGGACAACTGATGAGGCTTGATTAGCCGAAAGCGCAGAGATGCGCTCTTGTTCAACTTTATGGAGGCTTATCCATGTACTACGTTCTCATGTCTCTCGTGTCCGCATTCACGCTCTTCGCTGGCTTCTCGTACAGCGATGGCATTCCATTCTGGAGTTTCGTTACCGCCATTGGCGGCTTCTTTCTTGGTCACGTTGTGACTGAGGCACTCAACCACAAGGAGGTTTAAACATGGTCATCGATTCAAACAGCCCATTGGCAATGCGTGGCATCAAGCGCAGTGTTCCAGCCATTGCAGTGCCACTCGCAGAGATGGTTGATTACTGGGGTTCGCCCTGCGATGAATACGAGAAAGGTTGCTCTGCCTGTACAGCGTGGAGCTTGTTCAACAAGTCAGGCAAGTTTGCTACTGACGCTGAGGTCAATTCAAAAATGAAAGAGGAGGTTTAAACATGACTGCTACCAACCGTGAAGAGTGGCTTGCCCACGCTGTAGAAGAGCTTCGTTCGATCTTCAATGCGAACGGTTTCCCACTGCCTGACAAGATCAGGGTGACCTGTGGATTCCCATCCAGCAAGGCTCGTTCGCAACACCGTGCCATTGGTGAGCATTGGTCACCCAAGGCATCGTCCGATGGTCACCATGAAATCTGCATCAGCCCTGTGGTTGATGACGCTGTCGAGGCGTTCGCAATTCTCTGCCATGAGTTGTCTCATGCGGCAACAGATGGCGATGGTCATCGTGGACGTTTCCCTGCTTGCGTTCGTGCCTTGTGGCTTGAGGGCAAGGTCACCGCAACAGAGGCTGGTGACTTGTTCAGAGACAACTTCGCTCCACTGATCCAGTCATTGGGCGACTACCCACATGCCAAGCTGAACATCTCTGCTGTTCGCAAGGTGCAGTCCACTCGCATGATGTTGGCTCAGTGTCCCACCTGCGGATACAAGATTCGACTCACCGCCAAGTGGTCATCGACTGGTCTGCCTTGGTGTTCGCATGGACACCCCGACAGCACCAACGTCACTCAATTTCAAACCGTTTAAATCAGGAGGCTTCCTATCATGTCAAAAATTTCTCAAGCTCTTTCGCTCATCTCCACAGGCAAACTCAATGCCGCCCTCGTGCAAACAGGCTACGGCTCAGAGGTCAGTGCCGACAAGGTGCGTGTGGTCACCATCCTCACAGACATTGTCAACAAGGGCGGCATCACCCTTGCTGAGATTCGTGACCTCGTGCCGCTGTCAACAGCAGTGATCAACGCCAAGCAAGCACCGTCAGCAAACACTGGTGCAATCAATGATTCGATTGGCTTGGTGAATGACGCACTCACCGAGGTTCGCAATTCGCAGACGATAGTCTCGACAACCTACAGCCTCGCATCCAAAACGCTGGACGAGGTGCGTGACTTGCGTAGCAAGATCGTCACGCAAGCCGACAAGATTGAGCGTGACTTGGTCAAGCGCATTGACACTGAGGTTGGCAAGATCACAGGCGTGGACTACAGCAAGATCGACAACGCCATCCGCTCAGAGGTTGGCAATTTGTTCTCCTCGTTTAAACAGTCTGTCACGCCTGAGCAATTGCAGACCGTTGCCAACAGCGTGGCGGTGTTCTCAACACACAAAGCCTCTGAGATTTTCCCTGCGCCCTTGTTCTACCAACAAGACGGTGAGTTGGTTAATTTCGAGGACATGGAAGTGCTGGTGTGGAATGACCCCGATGCACCTGCCATCGTTGATGACTATGTGTTCAACCCTGCCAACTTGCATCAGGCACTTTGTGCATTGAGCGAGTCCCTGCCTGACAATGTCTGGCTTGCTGGTGAGCGTGGTACAGGCAAGACCGAGTTTGTGAACCAGCTTGCCGCTCGTCTCAAACGCAAGCTGTTCCGCATCAACTTCGATGAAGCGATGGAGCGGTCAGAATTCATTGGCGGCAACATCGTCAAGAACGGCTCAGTCGAATGGAAAGCTGGTGTCATCACTCAAGCCATCAGCCATGTCGGCTCGTTGGTCTTGCTGGACGAGATTGGTTTCGCCAGAGCGCAGAACCTTGCCGCTCTCCATGCATTGTGCGAACGCTCAGTGCATCGTGCGATTGTGATTGCAGAGACAGGCACTCGCATCCCTGTTGCATCACACGTTGCATTCTTCTGTGCTGACAACAGCAACGGTCATGGCGATGCGTCTGGCAACTTCGCTGGTGTGCGTGATCAGAACACTGCATTCATTGATCGGTTCAGCTACACGCTGGAATTCAACTACCTACCACACGCTGATGAAGTCGCACTCATTCACAAGCGCACTGGTTTGAATGCTGATGCCGCCAATGTTCTTGTGACCTTTGCGAATGTGGCTCGTGAGAAAGCAAGGGCTGGTGTTCTCACTCAGCCTCCATCTCTGCGCCAGATGTTTGCATGGGCAAGAGCAGTGACCAAGGGCGTACCCACGGTGACAGCGTTCCGCTCTGCCATCGTCAACAAGTTTCCTGCCGATTGCGAACCTGAGTTGGTAGGCATCTTCACCGCCACGGTCAACACCGTGGAATTCAAATCCTTTTTGAACAAGTAAGGGGGCATCATGTATTTAGGCACACAAGTGAAACGAGGCGTTGCAACAACGCTTGAGCGAGTCTTCCAAGCAAGCGGTCAGAGCATCGACAAGCTTGAGATTCTTTGGTCTGGCAAAACAGCAGGGATCATCTTCAAACGCTCCAGTGCAAAGACATTGGCTAGTGTGCAGTTGATCTTCCCATCGATTGATGACATGGCAAACATCTCACGCAAGGTGTTCAACAACACGCTTGGCTATGCACTGCATGAGCTGGGTCATGCATGGTTCACCAACAACGCACCGTGGGATGAGGCTCGTACCCAGCACGGCTCTTATGTAAGCTCATTGA